TCTCCTTGAACACCTCGCCTTCGGATATCGGGTTGTTGAAGTACTCCTTCTGGGCGGAGACGGTGGATATCTTGGACAGGGTCTCGTCGATGTGCGCCTCGGTGTTCTTCTCCGGCCAGGTGCTGTGTCCGTCCCGGTCCCTGATGTTGACGATGTCGTGGCTGTCGGCGTAACCGGCGGCGCGGACCACGCAGCAGTCCTTGGCTATGATGTTCCCGCACCAGACTATAAGGGTGGGTTCGCTGATGGAGCGGGTGGCGTAGAAGGCCTGCTCGTACCACTCCCACTTCTTCTGTATGATGTCGGGGTTGCGGCATTCCTCGTCGGTGTCGAAGTCGTCCACCAGCAGCACGTCCGGACGGACGGCCTCGTTCCTGGATCCTCGGGGTGCATTGCCGGCACCTATCGCCCTGAAGGCGATGCCGGTCTTGGTTATGAACTCCGTGTCGGTCCAGCTGCCGATGCTCTGCTGCTCTCCGTAGAAGGCTATCAGTCTCTGGTTGGCTTCGAGGTTGGCCTTGTATGGTGCCAGAAGGCGGCGCGCCGCATCCTGCGTGGCGGATGCCAGCATGACGTTCCTCTTGCGGCCCGTGAGGGTCAGGAACAGCACGACGAACATCACGACTGTGCTCTTGGCCAGCTCGCGGCTCCAGGAGAGGACCTCGTACCATTCGGGGTTGGATATCATGCGGGTGACGGCCCGCTTGTGGAAGGCGGCGAAGGGGTACCTGGCGTAGTTCGGGAAGAAGTAGGCTATCCACTCGAAGACGTGGGCTTCGAGGTACCGTTTCTTGTTCTCGATGTCGGCCCGTGACAGGCCGGTCTCCACCGGTGTCTCGCGCTTTATGTTGTCGACGTATGCGGCCCATTCCGCGAGGGCCTGACGTGCTGTCTGTCTGCTCTCGGCCATGCTACATCTGTTCTTTGATGAATGCGTCCCAGAGGGCGGTCACGTCCTTGGCCTTCTGGAGGTCGGCCTTCCGGATCCATTCGATGAAACGTATGCCCACGGACACGATGTCCGCTATGCCGATGTCGCCCTCCAGCTTCTTGACGGCTGACGAGAGCTTGCCGATGGTGTCGGCCTCCGACGGCGTGGCGTAGCGCTGCCCCTCCGGACGGCCCTTGATCGCATCGTTGATGCCCGCGATCTGACGGTAGATGTTCTGTATCTGTTCGTCCTTGGTCATGGTCAGGCCGACCTTCATCTCCTCCCACTTGCCCTCCTTGATCCATCTGGACACCGATACGCGGGATGAACCGATTCTCTCGGCTATCTCCTGCTGGGTCAGGTTCTCCTTCAGATAGAGAACCCTCGCCCATTCCCTTTTCTGTTTGCTTGTGAGCTGTGCCATAAAATCTGTGCTTTTGCGTATGCAAAAGTGGCTCTTGGTAGGGTCATTTGACAATTACCGTACGGCGGTTGGATAATATTATCCACAGGTTGGACACTTTCTTGAAGATGAGGGCGCCGGTGGCTAATCTTGCGGAAAAAGCGACAGCATAATGAAGGACAACAGCATAATAGTCAACGGCCGCGAGGCCGATATCCTGCTATACGGGGAGATTACCAACGGAGAATGCGAGGCGGGCGGATGCGTCAGCGGCAGTGACGCCGTGGCCACTATAATGACCATCGCGCAGAACTGCGACCTGATAAGGGTTCATCTGAACTCCGTCGGGGGTGAGGTGTATGCCGGCATCGCCATCTTCAACGCCCTGCGGCAGTGTCCCAGGGAGGTGGTTCTTTATACGGACGGCATCAGCGCCAGCATAGCCGGCATCATAGCGATGTGCGGCCGCAGGCACTATATGAGCAGGTACGCCCGTCTGATGATACACAGCGTGTCGGCGGGTGTCTATGGGGATAAGAACGAGCTTCAGGACACCATCGACGAGGTGGTGGCGCTTGAGGGCACCCTGGCTGAAATAATCAGCGGGAGGATGGGCATCACTCCGGAGGAGGTGAAGGCCCGCTTCTTCGACGGCAAGGACCATTGGTTCTCGGCTGCCGAAGCCGTGGCCGCCGGTCTTGCCGACGGCATATATGATCTTGACCAGGACTGCTCCGGAGAGACCCCGGAGGATGTCTATAAGAAGGTGATCACTAACCGGGCGGCTATCCGCTCACAAATAATCAATGATATGGATGTAACAAAATTCAAGCAGAAGCCTCATTTCGACAATGTCGCAAACGAGGAAGACGTTCTCAGGGTCGTGGACCAGCTCAATGCTCAGATTGACGCCCTGGAGAGCGAGAATGCCAGTCTGAAGGAGCGTCTGGAAGCCATCGAGCAGCAGGATATCGAGAAGATACTTGCCGCGGCCGTGGAGAGCGGGAGAATCGAGGAGGGCGAGAAGGACGACTACCGCCAGCTGCTTAACACAAACCGCGCCTCGGCCGAGAAGATCATCGGCAACATCAAACCGAAGCGCAGGGTAAGGAACGACCTCGAAGAGGGAGACGGAAACGGCGACAGCCGGGGCGCCTGGGACAGCAGGCAGGATGAGATCCGCAGCAACAGGGCCAAGTCCCGTAATCTCAGGTAGCCATGACACCGGATCGCAAGCAGGCTCCTGCGCCTGAAAGACGCTACATCGGCGGATCCGCCGGACAGAGCAAGGGTGCAAGCATAGGCTGCTCCCCCGCCCGCAGGACACTCAAAATGAAAACCAAACAGTAACACTCAAACACTATGGCATTACAGATCGTAAACACCAATTACAGCGGCGAGGTTCTCGAGCAGCTGCTCACTCTCGCCATGACCGGTAACGAGGTGGTCGAAAAGGGTCTCATCCACATCGAGCCCGATGTGGCCGCATCCCTGGCCATCCCCCGCATGAAAGGGTCCACCATGTTCCAGAAGAGGAAGGAGACCCCGGTCGATTCCGACTCCAAGGGCAACTTCAGCTACTCGGAGCGCGTTCTCTCACCGAAGGACTTCATGGCCTTCACCACATTCAACCCCCGCACCTTCCAGAAGGTATGGCGCAAATGGCAGCCCAAGGGCAATCTCGTATTCGCGGAGCTTCCTCCCGAAGGACAGAACGCCCTGCTCGAAGTCATGGCCAAGCAGGTCCACTTCGAGATGGGATGGCATCTGATCAACGGCGAGTATGCCGAAACCGGTGACGACCACCTGTTCAACGGTATCGTCTACCGCATGACTCACGACACCGACAGGGTGGTGGCCACTTCGAGCCAGACCACCGTGGTGGGCCGTCTCAACGACCTCTACGCAGCCATCCCCGATGTCCTTATCGGGAACGCCAATCTCCGCATCATCATGTCCACCGCCGACTGGCGCAAGTACGGCAACGAGCTCCTCGCCCAGACCTACAAGGGCATCGACTATTCGCAGACCACCCCCGAGATCTTCAGGGGAGTCGCCCTCGAACATCTGGCAAGCTGGCCCGCCAACTTCTATGCCGCCACCGTCGCAAGTCCCGACATGGATTCCAACATCTGGGGCGCATGCAACCTGGTCAACGACGAGAACGTCATCCAGATCGACAAGCTCTCCAACGCCAGCGAGAAGTATTTCTTCAAGATGCTTCTGCAGGTCGACACACAGACCGCCTTCGGCGAGGAACTCGTAGTTCTCGACAAGCGCGTTACAGCTGGTACTGGCACCGGCACTGGCACTGGCACCGGCAGCGGCAGCGGTTCAGGCTCCGGCAGCGGTTCAGGTTCAGGCTCCGGCAGCGGACTGGGAGCATAGTCGTTAACCATTAACAATTAATCTTCAAGCATCATGAAACATTTCACAGCACTTTTGTCCGCCCACTTCATCGGGCTCATCTGCACATCATCCGGATTCCTGCAGGACCCTCCTGAAACGCAGTCACCACCCTGCCCCCTCGTCCTGTTCCTTAACGGACAGGCGTCCGCGGCGGTGACGGCCGAACCCGCCCCCTTATCTGAATCAGGCACGTTCCACCTCTTTCAGCCGGCAGACCGGAACTATGATAACCTTATACCTACCATCTATGAATATCAGCGACAACGGACTTTCCGCGATACAGAAGCACGAGGGATGTGTGCTGAAGGCGTACAGATGTCCTGCAGGTGTCTGGACCATAGGATACGGACACACATCGGGAGTACGGCAGGGGATGTCCATAACATCACAGCAGGCGTCCTCCTATCTGAGACAGGACCTGAAGGTGGTGGAGACGTGTCTGGCGGCGGCGGTGAAGACGCCTCTGACGCAGAACCAGTACGACGCCCTGTGCAGCTTCATCTTCAATGTCGGTCCGGGGAATTTTCTTAGGAGCACGCTGCTCCGCAAGGTGAAGGCCGACCCTTCGGACCCGTCCATCAGGGATGAGTTCATGAAGTGGAACAAGGCATCCGGAACGGTGCTGGAGGGCCTTACCAGACGGCGCAGGTGCGAAGCTGAAATGTACTTCAAGTCATGAATTGGACTGAATACGTGATAGTGCCCTTGGTCGGAGTCGCGGTCGGTTATCTGACCCGGCTCCTGACGACCAGGCGGGAGAGGAAGAAGACGGACCTTGAGATCATCAACGCCGCCATCAGCCCCCTGCTCGAATCCATCCGGAATCTCACGGAGCAGAACAGCCAGCTGGTGGGCAAGCTGACCGACGAGCAGCAGAAGGCTCTGGAGTACATCAAGAAGAACCGCGACCTGATGGAGGAGAGGGCTGAGCTCATGACCAAGATCGACCGGCTGACCAAGCAGATCGAGACTCTTAAAAAGATGCTCAAAGAGCATTTGAACAATAATGAAACAACGATAAACCAATAAATCCATGGCATACGTAAACGGATCCGACCTCCTGGTAATGGTCGGAACAAAAGCGGTCGGGCACTGTACGACACATACCGCGACATTCTCGACCGAGACCAAGGACACCGCGGTCAAGCCTCTGGCCAGTGCGGCGGCAGCTGCCGCCCTGTTCAAGAACAAGCGGGTGACCGGACTCTCCGTCCAGGTCAAGGCTGACGGACTGGTCTTCGCCGGGGAGACCGAAGCCGGTTTCAAGGATATCCTCGGCTCCTGGAAGGCAGGGACACCTGTCGTGCTGAAGCTCTTCAAGAGGGGCTCGGACGCGACACCCTACTGCACCGGCAACTTCGTCATCACCTCGCTGGAGAACACCGCCCC